AGTATTTATGCCAAGGGTTTCTCCAAACACAACGGTATTACCAGATGAATGGACACTAGAGGCTGAAAGAATTGATAGGTTTAAAGCAAAAGCAATTGTAGATGTTTGGTCAGTTAATCCTAAATCTCTTGCTGAACTTATTGATAACTATATTGTTAGTGATAAGCAGGCTATGAAAACAAAAGCATTTAATTTAGGGTTTGAACATTTTTCAAGAGAATCATTAAAAGAAAAATATATAAACATTATTAACTCATAAAACAAAAAAGCCAGCCTATCTCTAGACTGGCAATTCTGTAAGTAAATATTACTTCTTTGGTGCTGCCTTCTTAGCAACAGCCTTCTTGACAGCCTTCTTTGCAGGTGCCTTAGCAGCCTTCAGAGCCATCTCTACGGCCTTAGCATCTGGCAAGATACCAAAAGCCTTGTCGTTAGGATTGATTGCTCTAATTGCAACTGGTGCAATCGCTGCAACAAGGGCAGTCCATAGATCCTTTGGATCTGTTACGCCTGCCATGTATAGTGCAAGGCCTGATGCAAGGACTGAACGTCCGTATGATGCAAGTAGTGCCTTTAGTTGTTCTGTGTTCATTTTTCCTCCTAGGATAGAACGTTTATTAGTATAGCACGAATCTCGTACTAATTATTTTAATCTTTTACCAGAGTTCCATTCATCTTCTGTAAGATCACCTTTTACAACATCATGATATTTTGGTCCTTTAGTGTGATACCAATGATCAGACTCAACAAAATGAAAAAATACCATTGCAACATGTTGTGATTCAGGATTTGGAAACTCTGGCCTCCAGTGTTCTTGGTCATTTCCATAATATAAAACTGCTTCATTTTCTTGTAAAATATATTCTTTATCTTTACCGTTATGGCTAATGCCAATTGCCCATGGCTCTGTTTGGTATAAACAAAGATCTATAGTATACGTACAGGCATTATCATCTACATGTCTATGAAGATTTGCTCCAGTACCCTGATAACGAGCAAATATAGAATAAGATGGCAACAGGGTTTTACTATTAAAAATTTTTCTTGCTAAAGGTATAAGTTTTTCTCCATACTCATCTATGACAGGAGAACCCACAATGTGTCTTCCAAGTGTTAAGTCCCACTCTTTGGCTAGTGGCCAGTTTTGCATAATAAGTTTGAATTCTTTGTGTTCTTCAGCACTAAAAACATTTTTAATAATTACAGGCTCTTTTACTTCAATCTTTGACACTTGTCCTCCTAATTTATAATCTTAAATAGTATAGCATATCCAGCCCATAGCCCTACAATGCCTGCTACCCCTGCAAAAACTGGTGGTGCTGGAACTGGCAATTTAAATGCAGCAAAGACTACGCCACACCCAAAACCTGTTAGTGTTGATAATAATATATCTCTCATTTTGTTATTTCATCCTCTGGAAGTAGTGTTTTTAATTCTTTATATGCCTGTGAAATATTTTTCATAGATAGATAATCTGGCCTTGACATAGACAATGCATCTCCATATTCATCAAAGTGAGATATGTCTGCATCAACATCATTAACAAACTTGGTTAATATTTTTTGTACACTTTCAATATAAGAAAAAGCCCAATCTCTTGAATCAGAAAGAAACTTAATAAAGTTTTCTTTATGTATTGAATCATCTGATTCTTCTTTTATTTTTGTAGACTTTGTTAGATCAACATACTCTTGAAGTAAAGTCTTTTCAATAAAAAGTTTTGAAACATCTCTTTTAAGTTTAATAGATTGTCTTAAGACTAAAATGTATGAAATTGCAAAACAAAATGACAGGGTTGCAAAAACAACAATAATAATATCTTTCATATCACCACTCCACATATTTTAATTATATCCTAATGCCTTGGGTTTGTCAAACTATAAAAATCTTTAAAGTTAGTATTAGTAAAGATTTCATACTCTGCAAGACTTCTAACATTTCCAGCACCAAAGACTCCTTCTTCTTCACCACAAAGAATTCTTTTTTGTTTTTTGTATGATATTTCTTCTAATTCTTTCCAAGATAAACCTCTTAAATTTCTATCTCCCCAGATCTTATAGTATCCACCACGAGAATAAAAATGATAAACAATATTTTTTGCAGGGGAATAAATATCCCAGCCTCTAGTCCAAGCCCTCATAGCAAAACAAATCTCTTCACCAAAAAAACTTAGGTCTGGATCATATGGAAGTTCATTAACCATTGCTCCATAAGAAAACATAAAACCACCAAGTACGGTCTCTGATATTTCTGGATCTTCTTTTGCTCTATTTATAAACTCAAGTCTTTCTGCAGTCCATTGATTCTTTCTATTTAAGGCTATCTTCTGTCTAGTTGGGTATGACTTTATTTTTGGATGTTTTTTTATTAAATGCATACCGCCATTACTTTCTGGCTCAAATGGTGCTGGGAAATATGAAAGAATAACTGATGAATTACCAGAAATATTCTTGGCCCTGTCTAGTTGATCAATAGATATAGCGTCCCAGTCTTTTGCAAACCTTGTATGGGAATCAATTTGAAGGAAATAGTCTTCATTGTTATATAGTTCCATGGCCTTTGCTCTTGCATACCCCGCACCTCTGGCTTCTTTAGAGTGCATATTTACAAGGGATAGGTTTGGAACAAAGTCAAAGTTTGGCATTTCTAATGGCAAGCCCTGATAAACAACACCAAAGTGTAGGTTTCCTGGATTACTTGCATTGTCAATAGCACTCTTAATAGTATAAGGAAGTTCTGGATCACGAAAAGATGCTATAGATATAAAGATTGTCATTTAATAGCCTCTCTTGTAACCAACACAATTGCGCCTTCCATCTCTAATGCTTTTTTTGCATTTAGTACATACTGTAATGCCTGTATCTTATCATCATGAACCATTCTTGCAAATACATATTCGTCTAGTTTAATTGTTAAAAAATGTTCATTATCAATTAGTTCTATTTTAAAACCTTTCGGAGGAATTATAGAGTGAAAGGCTCTACGCATTTGATCTGTATACACTACTTCTCCATTGTTAATGCTTGCCAGGTATTAGCCCAGTCTTGTTTAGTTTTATGTTTATTAAACTCTCTAGATATATTTCCAAGTTCAAGGAATACTCCACCCCAAACACCATACTCTTTACCAGAAACACCGTTAGCAAAACAAATATTTGATACTGGGCATCTTTGGCAGATTGAGTCTACAATTGGACGTACTTCTACCTCATCTTCATACTTATCAAAGAATATGTTGGTATCAAGCCCAAGACAGGCTGCTTCATCTTTCCATAAATGTTGTTTCATTTACTGACCGTATTTGTTTGGAATATCCCAACCATTACGATTAAGGTTAAAAGTTTTTTGTATGTACCATGCTTGTTTTACACGTACACCACTTGGGGAGGTTCTAGCAAGATCTGATCTTTTACGCTCTACAACGTCCCAGCCAATCCATGCAAGTTCTTTATTTTTTTGAACAATTTTTTCCATTTGTGCCAACGAATTAATTATCATTATATTCTTTCTTTTAGTAACGGAAGATTCCTACTTCTACATTTTTTGATTCTGCAAAAGTTGTTAATTTTGATACTGGTTCTTTTGGTTTGCTAAGAAATGCAAAATAGTTTATGTGCTCCATGTTGTCATGTACCCAACTTTCTGGAACTTTATAAAACTTTATTTTACGACCTCTTGCTTTCATCCCTCTTTCTGAAAGGTTTGAAAACTCTGAAACAAAAGAATTGACCTTTGTTGGGCCAACAGAATAAATTATAAAATCTTTTTCTTCTTCCTTCATTCCAGATAAAGCAACACTTATAGCACGAAGGAATAGATTATAGTCATTAAACTCATTAGTTCCCTGCACTGCCACTATCATTTATTTTCCCATTCTTTAAGTTATCCAGGATGAATAACATCTTATCTACTTCTTTTTTTGACATCTTAGTTGTGTCTAAAGGTTTGCCAGTTTCTGGCCTAACCTTTCCATCCACTGTGTCTCCAACATAAAACATGTTATTTGACACCCAATATGCCTTTTGATCTATTATGACAACCTTAGTTGTTTGCTTATCTCTCCATATTTTGGATTGAGAATTAACAATTTTATCGTCAAAAATGTCTTTAAAGAAAAAATCTTTTAATATATTATGCATATCGCTTTGACGATACAACACCTTATTAAAAGATTTATTTCTTTTTTTGTTCATTAATATAAGTATAGCGCAAAAGACTATAGATGTCAACATGATACATAACAAATATAACATTTTATTGTTTACCAATTATTTTTTTTCAGTTTTTGTATTTATTTTTTTTTCTGTTTTTTCATATTTTTTTATAATATTTTGTATTTCTTTATCTTTTGCTTGTTTTTCTAATTCTGCTAAGTAAAGTGAATGACTTTGTAAGTCTTTAATTTGTTTTTCATAATCTGCAATATTGCTATCTATCTTATCATTTAATGACTTTACTTTATTGTTTGTCTCTAATTGTAAAACTAGATAACTTAACTCCTGTTGAGATACTTTTGTTTTGTAAAATTCAATAATTTGAACCAAGTCTTGTTTTGATAAATTTTCCATACCTATTACCCCTTTATACTAAATGGACTTCCTTGCCAAACCTTTTCTGTCTTACTTTTTTCACGCTCAACTATGGCACGGCTCCATGCAAAACCTGCATCTCCACCCCATGCTTCCCACATAATTCTTCCATTAGAAGGAAACTCTGGGCCATCGTAAAAACCTTTGCCTTTTTTATCTACTTCATGACGTGAAAAGAAAGAGTACATTCTCTTAACAGTATCAAGAGACATTGATGCACCGTTAATAATA